TCATTAAAGATAATGACACAACTGTAACTCTTACCGAACAAACAGCTTCTTTAATGAGCAAGTTTATCAAAGTGGCAATCCCCTTACCGTTAGCGGAAACCGCAACAACGGAAGAAATTAAACAACATCTTACAGAGACACAACGCCAACTTCGTGAAGAATACGAAGCAGCGTACGGACACGATAAAGCCGCATTTGAAGAAGCAATGAGGGGTGCAACGAACGAACAACTAGGGTGGAGTGAATTAACGCCTGAGATATTGGACAGTGTGCTGGAAACTGTAACCGAGTTTGAGATAGAAGACCTCACAGAGACACAGTTAAAGTCATTAATGCTAACACATCTTAGTCAGCACAAAAGAGGAAAATTAAATTGAGTTTAATAGAGCGATTAGGAGAGGATTACAAAAATCTACCAGATATACTTACGGAGTACGAAGCTATTCTGTCGGAGGATTTAGTATCGCCTCGCCTACAAATAAAGGGTAAGAATTTAGAAGCTGCAAACGCCGAGCACGCCGCTTGGCATCTGTATTACGAGTCTCGCAGAGCTGAGATGTCGTCACTAGTTAAATTCTTTGATGCAAAGACGGCTGCTGTGCGTGGTCAATTATTCAAAAAGTTCACTGAGCACTACAACAGAGATTTGTCGGATCGACAAAAAGACAAATATATTGACAATGAACAGAAATATCTTGATCAAATTGAGGTATACTTAGAAATAAAAGAAATATACGAAAAATATGAAGCAGTATGTAACGCGTTTCAATCACGCGGATATGCCCTTAATAACATAACAAAAATAAGAGTAGCGAGCCTAGAGAGTGTCATCATATAATAATACAGTTAAGATAAGGATACTAGACGAAGTAAATTGTGTGTTGATTGGGTTATCACCTGATCACCTAAACTACTTCTGGGATGAATATTCTCGGAAGTCACCAAACTTTTTCTTTAATCCAAAGTATAAACTCGGTCAGTGGGACGGAAGGATTCGGTATTTCCACAAGACAGGGAAGACCTACGTGTATTTACTTGACGCTATTATCCCTCAACTGAAGGGGCTCCAATACAAAATTGAACTGATAGACGAACGCACATCAAACGTACCGCAACCGCCTCTCATCGACGCGAATATGTTCTCTCACATTATTCACCCAGAGTGGAACCAACCAATCATCTTTCGTGATTATCAAGTTAGAGGTGTTAACAAACTTATTACAGCTGGTGGTGGTATTCTCGTCGCTGGAACTGGAGCAGGTAAGACGCTTATGTGCGCTGCTCTCGCAAATTCGTATGGTCAGTTTGATATACGATCTCTATCGATCGTTCCTTCTAAAGATTTGATCGAACAAACCGCAACTGAATACGAAATATGTGAGTTGGATACCGGCCGCTACTACAGCGAAGTTAAAGACATTAAACACCAGCACGTTGTTTCAACTTGGCAGTCTCTTCAAAATAACCCACAGCTTCTAGCAGAGTTCGGTATGATTATTGTTGATGAGTGTCATGGTATAAAGGGACAAGTTTTACAGAAGCTCCTAAACGAAGATGCACCAAACATTCCTTTACGGTTTGGTTGCACTGGAACGATTCCTAAGGCAGAGACAGACGCCATGTCGGTGCGAATCACCGTTGGTGATGTAAGAGAGACGATCACTGCTAAGGATTTGATGGATCAGGGTCACCTTGCAAAACTCGAAATTGAAATTCTCCAACTTGAAGAAGACTTTGATAAGGAGTATAAAGAGTACTGCGATCAACTAAAGATTAATGAGCCGCTCGAGAAACCACAAACGCTCCGACAGTTTAAAGATGGGTACTTCCCAGACTACACCTCTGAAAAACGATACCTTCAGTCTAATAAAAAGAGACTGAGGTGGATTGCAGATTTTATTGAAGTGAAACGTGATATGGGTAAGGGCAATGTATTTTGTTTGGTTGATGGTGTGCGCAATGGACAAAAACTGGCGGAAATGATTGAAGGCGCGGTGTTCGTTTACGGAAAGGACAAAGCGAAAGCACGAAAGCAGGTATATGATTTGTTTAGAGACAACGATAACATTGTTGTCATAGCAACCATTCATATTGCCTCTACTGGATTAAACATTAAACGAATTTTTCACATGATGGCAGTTGATGTTGGAAAATCATTCGTACGAATCATTCAAACAATTGGACGGGGGTTGAGAAAGGCACCCGACAAAGACTCGGTCGGATTCACAGATATCTGCTCAGACTTAAAATATGCAAAGCGCCATAAAACAGAACGAAAAAAATTCTATAAAGAAGCGCAATACTCCCACTCAGAGAAGAAGGTAAGATATGCTGATTTTTGACGATAACAACAGAACAATTATACTGGATGACATCTATACCCCAACTCCAACAGACTACATGTGGGTACTCGATCTTCAAATAATGGATTACACACTTGCGCCATTGTTGGTGCTTGAAGAAATTGTGTGTTCATCAATTCAAGTTCGAATCAGGGGTTTTGATTTCTTCTTGCCTGCCGCATGGAATATCCTTGTTTACTCTCAAGAAACATCAGAGCTTGACGTGGTCGAGGTATCTGATGTTGCGGGTAGAGAATTCACAGCCTTCGTATATGACATTTCAAACCCCAACATTGTCCGACACGAACCAGGCCTTATAACGGTTGTGAACTACGTATCAGAGTATGTTAATGTGGGGCCGTCGCTTAGCAAGCACCAAATGTTGTGTCACCCTATCAGTCCAACAGAATGGGTCAACGTAACCCCCTCCGACACGTATAATAAATATTTGAAAGATACCGTTGTTGGTGATATCACGGGATAAAAACTATGAGTGAAGATAAAAAAGAAACAAAAACCTTAACAATTCGTGACTTCAAAGTAATGATCGAAGGAATGGACATGGTTCTTGGTGAGGACTGGTATCCAACCGAGGCGCAATGGAAGCGAATCCGCGCTAAAATCGATCTATTGATTGACACATCTGAGCGCCCAATTACAAATACCCGAATTATGTCTCCTCAGTCAAATGTTGTAATACCAGAAGGTTCAGTGGACAATATTTTAGCTGGGTTCCCACAAGTTCCGGTGCCCAACGTGGACGTTGATCCAACCCCACCTCCTCCTGTTTCATCATTAACACAATTGGCCGATGGAAGTAAAGGTGTGAAGACCCCAGACATCGACACTACTGGTGGTTATGATAGCAAATTCGTTTAAAACTGAATTAAAAGACAGAATCCTATATTTTGATGGTGACTCCGTGGTTTCGCCCAAACGCGTCATTGAACTGATTGATAAGGGTCTAACGCGAATCTGTGTTACGGAAGAAACCGACCTGATTCGCGAATATAATAAATTTGCAGCACCAGCAAAAAAAATCAACGCGAAAACAGAGATCAGGCCATTGAATTTTGAGTGGAATCTCCCCGAACCCTACCAATCACTCGATGTAATTGAATATGTTATCGACAAGTGGGCTGAAGTGTGTGTTGCTGACTCAATATCAAGCGAAGAGTCAGACGTCCGGTCTCTACGGGTTAGCGACGAACTTCATATGTATCAAAGACTGGGGTTAGTACCAATTCTAAGGGCGATAATTTATGTCATAAATACCTTACAAGATAAAAATATTGTGTGGGGTGTTGGCCGCGGAAGTAGTGTGTCATCATATGTGTTATATTTGATTGGTGTGCATGATGTTGATAGCGTCAAATATAACTTAGATTTTACAGATTTCTTACGACCGCCCGACGCAAAGGAGAACCAAAATGCCAAAGAAAGTCCGATCAGCTAAGGGACAAATTATTGACTTTGATTTGTTAAAAATCAAAGAACAAATGGTTGACTCACCGAGGCCAACAAATGTCCAAGCTCGTCAAGACTTCATCGACCAGAAGATGCGTCGTCGTGTAAAGCGTGTTAAGGATCAACTCCTTGAAGCTAAGAATAAAGCAAAACCTGTTGATGTTAAACCAACTATCGAAGTTCAATCAGCTGAACAGGGACCAAAGATAGACGAAGTCAAAGAGTCAGTCAAAGAGCCACAGAAGCGTAAAATTAAAAAGAAGACAGTTAAGAAATAATGGATATATTGCCGAGTGAATTAGAACCGATCGCCAACCACATTCTCTTTCAGTTTCAAGATGAAGTTGATAAAGCTAAGAAGGGCGCGTTCTTACATCAAACTAAATGGGGATTTGAACTTCCCACGCAGTTAGACGACACAACAAAAACTCCTCGTTGGGTAGTAATCATTGGATTAGGCCCGGAAGTGTCGGAAGAATTCCACATAGGTCAAAAAGTTCTCGTCGAAGCTCTCAAGTGGACACGTGTAGTAGACTATAAAGGCGTGCGTTTCGCGCGGACAGACCCAGACCAGATAATCGCTGTTGACGACGACGACGTGATTTAACTCCATAAATACCCCAAACCTGAAAGGGGGAGTATTATGTTCTTTGCAGTCCTTACATTAATCACAGCACTTGCTATGGCTTCAGTCGCGGCCTGGTTTGCTATTGCTGGAATCATGGCCGTATTTGCCGGAGCACCAATCCCCGCCTTAATAATGGGAGCCGTAATTGAGCTCGGAAAGGTAGTAGGTGTTAGTTGGATATACCAGAACTGGAAAGAAAAAACATCCATAAAATTTACAATGTTACCTGCTGTAATTGTAGCTATGTTACTTACAAGCATGGGTATTTTCGGGTTCCTGTCAAAAGCTCACCTCGAGCAGAACGCGCCAGTTGGAAACAACACCGCACAAATTGAACGACTCGACCAACGAATTGCTCGTGAGCAATCCAAGATCACCGATGCAGAAACTGTTAAGAGTCAGTTAGATGAGCAGGTTAATACTCTAATTCAATATAGTAAAATTAGTGGTCCAGACGGATCCCGCGCTGTTCGTGCAAATCAGGAAGAACAAAGAACTGCATTAGCAGGAACAATCGACAGCGCCGAAGACGCAATTGGTAAATTTCAAGACGAAAAATTAACTTTAACTTCGGAACTCCGACAACTCGAACTAGAGGTTGGGCCTGTAAAATACATCGCCGCACTGATATATGAAGACGGCAGCACCAATCTCGAAAAGGCTGTCCGTCTTGTAATCATAGCATTTATTTTTGTATTCGACCCAATGGCAATTCTACTACTAATGGGCGCGAACTTTTCCTTTATGAAACTACGGGGCAAACCACTTGTTGCGCGCGATGATCTAGACGACGATGATGACGATGACCCCGAACCGCCTACGGGATTTAAAGTTTCCGCCTCAACTGTAAAAAATGATGGTGTCGAATTAATCAAACTAATTGATGACGAACCAGTTGAGCCTGTCCAAGAAATCGTTGATGCTATATCAACACCCGAGCAGGTAGTGGAATCTTACTCAAAAAAAGACAGAGAGTGGCTTAACACAATACCCGTAAAAGATGAAAAGATTACGGGTGAAATTCTCCAGACGGCTATGAGCAAGTTAAACGGTCGAGACCTCACGATTAACGAAAAAGAATTAATGAAAAGATTGCGTAAAATCGCCACAGCTCGAAACGTTCCTTGGGATGTTGCTATACGATCTTCAGACCGAGCTGCCGTCGCAACAAAGAACCCTATTCTTCAAAAATAAAATAATGTATACTGGAGCGTGAAATCCCCAGGAGAATACATGAGCGAACATAAACGCAAATTGTGGGTAGAAAAATATCGCCCCACAACAATAGACGAGTACATCTTTCACGATAAAGCTCTGCAATCTGCAATAACAAAAATGTTAGCAGACAAAAGCATTCCACACCTGTTGTTATCTGGTGTGCAGGGTTCAGGAAAAACAACACTATCACAGATTCTAGTTCGTGAGCTGGACATTGACGACACGGACGTGTTAGTCATTAACGCATCTGATGAGAACTCTGTTGATACAATTCGAGACAAGATTAAAGGATTCATTAGCACTTATGCGATGGGCGAATTTAAGGTGGTATGTCTTGAGGAAGCTGATTACATTACACTAGCCGGTCAGGGCGTGATGCGTAGCATGATGGAAGAATATGCTGACGTAGCTCGATTCATTCTTACTTGTAATTATGAGAACAAAATCATTCCAGCGATCAAATCTCGATGTCAGCACTTCCGGTTTAAGGCAGGAGATAAACTCGATATCACGGAATATGCGGCTGGTGTATTAATGGCTGAAAAGGTTAAGTTTGATATTGGCTCACTCGATAAGTTCGTCGCCATCGGCTATCCTGATATACGAAAGATTGTTAATCTTTTACAACAACACACCAACGAAGCCGGAGTGCTACAGCTACCCCAACAAGACGAAGCTGGTGATTACAAATTTAAGCTGCTCGATTGCATTGCACGGGATAAGTGGCTAGATGCTCGCTTATTGTGTTGTGAGAATGTGGTAGCAGAAGAGTGGGAAGAGGTGTACAGATTCTTATATGAGAATCTCGAGAAGGCTCCAAAATTCACAGATAAAAATAAATGGGAATCAGGAATTGTAATTATTGCTGATCACCTATACAAACACGGCATTGTCGCAGATCCCGAGATTAACGCTGCTGCAATGTTCATAAGATTAACACAGGTATAATAAAAAATGAAAGATAATAGAACCTACCTAGAGATAAAGGATTTTCCAAAGGACGCAGTGGTTACATTCGGCGACATAGAAACAGAAAGTTATTTCGACGACAAAAACACCACAGTTCACTATCCGGACACTGCATGCCCATTATGTGAAATGGAAAAGAGTACAATTGGTTACGACGCAAAGCACCGATCGCCTGAGATAAGCAATGGGATAAAGATAAAATCACTCTGTGAATCTGAACAAGCATGTAAGCCATTGTTTGAAGGAACTATCGATGACTCTGTTATGTATTTCGAATCAACCCCCACGTTGGACTTCTTTTCAGCTAATAACTTCGAAATTTATGGTGAAGATGGCGACATGCTAGTACGAATTAATATGTCATCGGGTGAACTGGAGTATGGTGACAATTACAATCCAACTGATGCTTGTAGGGTATTTTGGGATTGTATTGACCAGTATAGGAAACCAGATGCTTGGGAAGAGAATGCTGAGTTCGATGCAGTGAAGGTCCTTGGACAAGTAAGAAGAATTCTTGAGGTGCCAGAAGCTGAAAGTATCATAGAGGTAGCTCGTCAAAGAATGGGATTGACACACAAGGATCATTGTAATTGGCACAACTGGGACCACTCATGCTCATGGAGTGCTTCAGATTGTACTTGTGAAAGACTTGTATCAGCCCCTCCAGGAATTGCAGATGATATGCCAGATGAGTATATGGAATTTAAGTTTCCGTCTAAAGTTGAAGCGCTTCCAGGTGGAGAAGTTATTGAAGTTGAAGAGCTGCCGGGTGGAGAAGTTATTGATGCTGGTCTTGAAGATATCGAATACTTCCGGACCAAACTAGTTCAAGCACTACAAATAAATCCAGATGCCGACGTACGCAAACTTGAAAAACAAATAGAACTACTTGAAGATTGTGTTATCCCGCCCAACAACGTTACATTTACTGTATCGGGTTTGGTTGCTGATGTTGTTTACAACCCAAAAACACCATCAAGGCACACAGATTATGACGATGCTATGAAGGTAATAAAATAATGGCCAGACAACGTAAACCAGATAATGAGACAATGACAGAATCACGATCACGACAGCTATTAGAGTCGATTGCTAATAATGCCGATCGAAGCGAAAAGACCTCGTGGAATCGTAAGATGGATAACATGGTTAAGCTAATCGCTACTATGCGACCTCTTGAAGAACAAATTCTCAAAATAATCGAACAAAAAATACCAATCTTTGACGCTATACAAGAGCTTCGATTGACCATGGTAAAGGAATGCATCCATCCGTATGACCACTTGACATACTTTGAAAACCATGTTAGGTGTAAGTTCTGTGACCGTCGTATTTCTGTGCCAAAAGAATTTGTTGATGACGACGAAACATAAACTCGATATATTTGCTGTTCTTGAACAGATAAACAAAAAGAACCACGCTTACTACGATACTCTTACGGAAGAAGAAGTAAAGGCGATGGCTCCGCTTGTCATCCAGCGATGGCTTACTGGAACGACAGATGCCCGTCAAATCTTTTTCTTGAGTGAGCTTACAAATCGGTTCGTGTTTTCCCTTACGAAGCACAAGAAGTTGCTGTGGCAACTATTGACGATATCTTCGAGCGGCAAGGTTGGCAGGCGTTACCATTGGAATAAAGCAAAATCAAAGAAGACTACAACAACCCCGTTGATAGTTGATGTTATTAAGCGGACATTACATTATAGCACTTCAGACGCAATTAGCGTTGCCCCTATTCTAACCAACGGTGATGTTCTCACAATGGGAGAAGATTTGGGGTTGCCTAAAGAAGACATAGCGAAACTAAAGCGAGAATTGAAGAACCGTTTATGAGCACCGGATACAAATA